CTAGCGATTGATCACGGCACACAAGATTTAGGCGATGTTAAAACTGACACTGGTCAAGATCGTGAAATCGAAGTTCCTTCTGAAGTCTGTGCAATGCTTGATGATTGGTTAGCTGAAAGCAAATTTAAAGCGTTTGATGATTTAGTGTTTCCATCAACCGTTGGCACACCACTACGCAAAAACGATTTTAGTCAAGCCTGCAAGCCCATACGCGCCGCTTGTCCGTTTGTTGATGAAGATTCTGGTCAGCCGTTACATTTCCTATGGGGCGATCTGCGTCACGCTTTTGCCAGTAATTTAATTGACCAGCTTGGTGCTAATTGGGCAGAGGTGGCTGAATCAATGGGTCACACTAATGCCAACTTTACGCGCAAGCAGTATGGTCATTACATTGAGGATGACGAGAAAAGCGCACGCAAGCGCGAGGCCGCTGCAAACATATTGGTCAAAAGAAAAGGGCGCTTATAGCGCCCCTCTCACCCTCTCCCATAGTTGTTGATACCAAGGTTTGGCCTTGGCTCTCTTGCCAGCCCAATAGGCCTTTAATCGCTTAGATTGTGCCGCCCTAGCAGCAACGCTCCACGGTTTACGATCCTGTTTCATTTGCCTCACCCATTTTCATTATCTCGTTTTTCGGAATGTAATGGCGATTGCCGTCTACAATTACACCCCGAAACATACCGTTTTTTATCCAGCGCTTGACCCGCCTGCGATTGCAGTCAGTGTAACCATCGCCGAAAAGTTCATGGCACGCTTCTTTCAACGTGAACAACCGTTGACTAGCCATTGCCGTAACCCTCTGGCGGTGGCGGGGCTGGTGAAGGGTCAAAAGACGGTTCCATGCTGACAACAGGCGGCGGTGCGATTGGCGCAGGCGCAGGCGCAACAGCCTGTTGTTGCGTTGCATCAGTTTGCTGTGAAGTGCTGTCTTCTCTAATCCATAACCGACTTTTACAAACATCGTGGTAATTTTCACCAACTTTGACTTGTAATTGTAAGCCTGGTTGTTTTTTCCAATCTTCTTTATTTTGCTTGTAATAAGCATCTAATCTTGCACGCAGATCAGCATCGTCAATATTAAACCAAAAAGCGATTTGCACATTATCGGTGATTTCTATTTCACGTTCTAGTTTAGGTTTCCCGCCTGTGTAATCAGGATAATTTTTCGCCATTTTCTATGTCCTTCTCTTGTTTTTTCCAAAAAGCGTAAATTCGGTTGTAGTCACTTGGGTTGTCTCTGTGCATTTTGACAAACAGCCCATTCAATTCACTGATGTACACATTCAGCGCCGTCAGTGTTTTGATGCTCAATATCTTTGCTTCCATTGCATCCAAATCATAATCTTGGCTTGGCCGTGCAACAGCTTGCGCTGGAATCACTAAATCAACAGGCGCATTGAAATCAGGGTCATCTTTTTCACCAGTCTTGATAAGAAACAAGCCGCGCAGATATTGTTTCAGGGCGTATGATTGAGCGCTGCCGCTAGTCTGTGCGCCTGTGATTGGCAGTGAAACAACCGTTTGCACCGGCTTGGTTTCCTCGCCAGATTCATGGCACATCACAACCTCATAGGTGTATGTAGCCCATTGCTTGCTGTTACTGCCTGTGAATGGCTCATAACTGATCACACTGATTTCCGGGTGCAATCCGTTAGCGGCACAAGCATCTCTGCACCCGCCTAGAAAGCCATCAATAGATGCAAAATTGTAATTGCCATGCTGGTTTTTATCATCTTTGCCAACGGTCTGGACTGCTGCCATTGTCTTGGCGATAGCGGCATTGACCTTGGCACGTTCTGTTATTTCACTCATTATCACCCTCAACTGACCGTGTTCCGAAAACACCTTTATGGTTTGGATTGTTTTTCATCCAAAGCCGTGCATAGTAAGGCTTGTGATGATCATTAATTTTCAATGCCTCGCCGTCTGGCCGTGCATCAACAATGGCAATAGTTGTTTCCCAGCGGATGCGCTCAATAATCATCTGTGAGCCAACGCGCCTATGGCCTTTGTCCAGCGCTTGCCGCGTGAACTGATCCCAAAGCTGGTAAACAATTGGGTTTGCCTTGTGAAAGGCCAAAAAGCGTGCTTCACGCTGGTTGCGAGGGGCTTCTAAAGCCTCAAACATTGTTTGCTGCACCATGATCACATTCCCGGTGTCATGGCAAAAACAACCGTCATGCACCACCAAATAGACAACACAAAAGCGTATGAAAGGCCAATATACCAAGCCAGCTTGGCAACGACTGTGGCAATCCGAAAGCGCCGCTTGGTAGAATGGCTGGCCTGATCTATATGCAGTTTTAAATATTTGTTCATTTAAATCCCCATAGTTGTTTAGCTTCTGACAAGACTTCTGGGCGCATATCCCATGCCCACATATGCTTAAAATCTGGTTCAATGAGGCGCAGCATGGCCTCAACCGAATCGGTGCTTTTCAATAGATTTTCGCGGATCGCGCACTTGGCGGTAATGTGATTAAGCGCTGATTGCAGGCCAGCTTGTGACAGCGTTTCGCAATTGTCAGAGTTGAACACAACATAGTCTTTTGCTCTGGCATAAACGATTGTTTGCATCAGGCCAGTGCCAGCCCAGTAGCCCGCCACTTGCATGACGTGGTTCCAATCTGGTTTTGAGGGCAAAGGTGCGCTGCGCTTGCCAGATTTGGTGTTGGTCGCGCCTGACCATTTTGTTTTCAACTCTATTCTGCGCGAGTAATCTGGAAAACCAGAGTAAGGCAGTTCGAGCCCATTTAAATTTACAAGAATTTCGCTTTCGCCCTCAATGCGGTTAAGGCCTGCAAGGCGGTGCGCTTCCTCAACACCGTCAATGGCATTACGCAGAACATCAGCAAACTCATCACGGTTGACCGCCAGCTTGCGCTCATCTTTGCCATCATCCCATGTGCGCGGCTTATAACTGTCAAGCAAGCTCATGCCATGCCGGAGCGCTGCCTCATATGTGTGACCATGTAATAAAACTAAGTCAGAGCAAGTCTGTGCAATTTTACCGCCTTGCATATTTGCGTTGTCGTTGGCGTAAAATTTAACAATGCCCCACGCGGCATCAACATCACCAGCAGTTTCGCCCTTGATGACTTTCCATGCGCTGTTGATCGCAACGCGCATCACGCACTTGTCATAGAGAGTTGCACAGATAGGCTTAGATGGATTGCTATGATGATAATATGACTTATCAAACGCCCATGATTTGTCGAAAGGTGCAGACATAAAAAACCTTATGAGAAATTATCTTTCCCATAAGGCGTAACATTGACTGACGTATTACGTCAAGTCACTTATCGAGTATTATTTTTAATCCACGCAAATCAGGTCGTATAATCATTGAGCAGAGCGGTGTTGCCCAAACAAGTTCTTGCCCACGCAATGTTTCTTTGCGATCACCGTTATGAATTGTGTAACGGTTCCCAGGTTCTGGATAAAGGATACCAGCCGCTAACCGCGTTCTTTTGCCGTGGCACCCACACTCATATGGCTCTTTTGTCAATGCGTAACACTCATGGCCTTTTGCATCAGGGTGAACATAGTTGTTTCTAATTGGATCAAGTAATACTGATTCTAGACCGTCTCTTAAATACTGCCAAATCCCCTGATACTCCTCGTCCATTGACCAATACACAATAGCTGTTTCGTCTGGTCGATAAGTATGGCTGTAGACATGGCCGTAATTTTTTTTGCCAACAACACGGTCAATTTCGCCCTCAACATTGATGTGACACCAGCCAATGATTGGCATTGGTTGGGCCTCAAACATGATGTCGTATGGGCTGCAATTAAGAACGCGCGCGTACTCTTCCGCGTGATCAAGGTTCATCTTGATGTTTCCCGAGATATGCCTTGACACAGTTTCGGGCGTATGCCCAACCAGAGCGCCGACATCTTTTTTTGAAAGGCCGCTGCTAGCGATCATTGCATTTAAGTTGTTTGCCATTCGCATAATGTATCACCTTGTCCGAATACGTTAAAGACAGATTATCGTGATAAATGATTTTACATATCACGTCAAGCTGTGATACGAAAGACGGTATGAACATAAACATATTCCGCGAGAGTAAAAATTGGTCGTATTCGGAGTTGGCACGCCAGGTCGGGGCTTCACATGCGACAGTCGTAAGGCGCTGGTGTCTGCCGTTAGGGCATAACGAGCGTTTAATTCCAGCACCAAAATATATGGATCGGATCGTTAAGCTGTCTCAAGGCGAGGTTATGCCTAACGATTTTTATGCGTTAGATGACTGAGGACGAGCTACAGATTTACATAGTGCAGTGGCTAGATGCCTCGCTGCCAATGGGGTCTGTCGTTCACCATTCGCCTAACGAGGGCAAGCGCCATGTGGCCTACAAGGTAAGGCTTAAAAAGCTGGGCATGGCGGCTGGCTGGCCTGATCTGGAAATATTTGCGCCAGATGCTGGCTGGAACAATGTGGCCGACAAAGGCCCGATTATGATTGAATTGAAGCGCCCCAAGGGCGGCAGCTTGTCAGCAAATCAAAAAGATATTCAAGAGCGATTGCGTTGTTGCGGTGTTTATTGCGTGACGGCAAAGCGCTTGAGCCATGTTGAGGCTTATCTAAAGCCGTTGTTGAAGCTGCGTCAAACAGGGCAGGCGAACTTACTGCGCCAGCTATGTGAGGCCCAGGGTGGCTGAACTGTTGCGCTTGTACCGCTGCGCTGCGGTTGGCTGGGAAACGGTTGCAGAGTGCGAGGAGTGTGCAAGCAGGGGCGATCTAAGCGGGTGCTTTGCTTGTGATGGCCGTGGCTGGCGGCAACTGACAGAGGATGAAGAGCATGAACTGTCCGAAATGCAAGGGTAAGAGCAAAGTGCGGTCAAGCCGCCCACAAGGTCAGACAACGAGGCGGTTCCGTGAGTGCCTACGTTGCAAGCACAGATATAACACGGTTGAGATTTTAGAGGTTGTGGCAGCGGCCAAGAAGCCAGCGCCTGCAAAGGCCAAGTCTGGCAAGCGGGTGCTGACACCGCGCCCTGCTAAAGCAGCACCAGCGCCAAAGGATACTGATCGCACATGGGGCAGGCTAGAGGCTGATGAGCGCATTAGTTTGAGGGATTTAGGGCTATGAAAAGCAGGCAGAAAGATGATTGGTATCCAACGCCTGACAGCGCCACAAAGGCTTTGTTGGCTGTTGAGGTGTTTGACCCATACATTTGGGAGCCTGCTGCTGGTGATGGCGCGTTAGCAGAGGTTTTAAAGGCAGATGATTATGGTGTGGTTGCATCTGATCTAAATGATTATGGCTATTGTGAATCAGGCATTGATTTTTTAATGGCAACTAATTTGGCCTGCGACAGCCTGATTACAAACCCGCCTTACAAATTAGCTGAAGAATTTATCTTGCACGCAATCACTTTGGGCGCAGCAAAGCACGCCTGGTTATTGCGATTAAGTTTTTTAGAAAGCCTTGGCCGGTTTCAGCGTCTGTTTAAAGCGCACCCGCCAGCACGCATCCACGTTTTCAGTAAGCGATTAACAATCTGGCGCGGTGATTTCGTTAACGCTGCCAGCAACGAGCCGATGCCAGGCACTGGCACGACTGCTTATGCCTGGTTTGTCTGGGAAAAAGATTACAGCGGTTCGCCGCAGTTAGGCTGGCTATGAACCAGCGAATTATGGACATGGCGCAGGCAGAGTTTAACCGCGCAGTGTTGAACAATCTGGGCATCTACATGATTGCAGAGGCGTGGGGCATCAAGCCTTGCCAGGTAGTGCGGCACAAGGATGGCTATGGATTGCTAACAGAGGGCTTTGTTGTGGCTGAGATAGCCAAGCAGATTAAGGAGATGAAGGTTGGACAAGACACAGTGGCCGCAACAGTGCGCCAGTTGCGGAGCGACACACGAGAGAATGTGGGGGTCATGGGTAATACTAGGTTCAGGGATTCTGGTTTGTGCCAGCGCAAAGTGCTGCCGCAAGGCCGCCGATTCGGAAAAACAGAAGGAAAAACCATAGAGAGGCTTCTATAGAGGCTTCTTTAGAGGCCATCAAAAAGCTAGCGAAACAACCTAAATATTTTGTGAAACAAAAGCGCGAAGCAAACAGCCATAGCGTGATTGCTAATAGGAGATTTTAACAATGGCCGAAAATCTGTCAAGCGGAAAAGTCGATCCCCAATTAATTCAATCCCTTATAAGCAAAACTGTGAAGCACACAAATCACCGATATAGGTGTGTCGCGGCTAACAGGCAGCGTGATCAGTGGGGCGCAAGGCAAGAAAAAGTATGGAATAGGTTGCGCCGTGAGTGGTCAATTGAGCGTTTCAAAGCAGCAAGGCAGGAGTTCTGGGGCAGTAACCTGTTTCAACAGCGTGCCTTTATCGAAAAGATGGAGGTGTTATTTGATGGACGTTAACCAGCTTCATAGCTTGTTTGTAGATGCAGCAGAGACAGATAGACGGTTGCCACCAGCTATACGCAAGCAGAAGATGGCCGCTTGGCCTGATGTAATCAATGACTGGCATGGCTACGGCTGGACGCAACTAGGCGAGACAGTCATCAGGCCTACATCAAAGCAGATAGATGAATATGACAAGGCTATGGGCTTCACAGTGCAGATGCCAGAAGATGATCGCCGGTTAGTCTGGGCGGTAGCGCATAGCGCAGCGTTTAAGGCAAGAGGCGCACCCTGGACAAAGCTGGCAAGAATGTTGCGGATGGGCAGCGATGGCAGGGTGGTCAAGCGTCATTACATGGATGCGCTTGTTCGGTTGCACTATAGGCTTTGACCGTGTTGCATCTTGCCTCATGGCAGAATGGCACATGATCCTTTGAGGGATAGTGTGTCACAGTGGCACATGGTTATTGTTGCGAAATGCACGAGATTTGCTATTATTTAGATACGATGACGCTATATATGGTTGCAGCACCGCAACCAGGTGCAACCAAAGCGCAACCAGCGCAACCAATCAGGACAAACCGATGAGAAAGTTTCAGCCATCCTTAGTGGACTGGGATGAGATTGCCGCACGCTTGATGGCTGGTGAGCCAACCGCAAGGGTAGCGCAGGATTACGAGATCAGCAGGCAGGCTATTGCAAAGCGTGCCAAGCGTGAGGGCTGGCTTGATAGCCAGGTTGTGATGCAAGGCGCAAGAAAGAACGCAGAGCATCTGACAGGCCTGAAGGTTGCGATAAGGCGGCCAAGGGTTGCAGTGCAACCAGTGCAACCTGAAGAGGCGCAACCAGTTGCTAATGTGCAACCAAGTGCAACCGTGAGTGCAACCAACGCTGGTCTTGTGCAGAAGTTTAAGAAGGATACGCCAGAGGTACGCAACGCAATCCTAGGACTGTTAAAGGATGGCGTGCCGAAGCTACACGCAGCGCAGGCTGTCGGAGTGCATGAGAACACGCTGAACAGATGGCTGAACGATGACAGTGGCTTCAGTGCAGAGGTACGCGCAGCAGAGAGCGCGGCGGTCGCTCTCAGGGTGCAGCGCATAGGAAAAGCAGGCGAAAAGGACTGGCGGGCAGATAGCTGGTACTTAGAAC